TGATTCAACTCGTTCACGGATGTCTTTCCGATTCATTAATCCTGGTCAAGTTCTATGACCTCGTGACGCTCCCTAGAATTTTCCAACTCGTCTACTGAAAGATCCCGAGCACCCTCTTCAAATTCGGTGGCTCGCTTCTCTCCGGTTTTAGGCCAATGTATAACTCTAAAGTTAAACCGCCTTCCACTTCTCGATGTCAACTGACTCGACATATCCCGCTGAAAATATTCGGTAGTTATAGCATCATTCAGTACGTTTACATGGGACAGAGGTAATATTCTATTACTCCCCCGTGGTACCATTATAGTCCAGGTTCCATGAGTCACAGGCACTGGCCCCATTTCAGTCATATCATTGCCGTAGTCAATATTAATAACGGCAAATCCTTCAGGGACTGTTTCACCTTTCTTGTGCTCAACTGCTACTTTTGTATTACCACTGAGGACAACCCATTTCCCTTCACCTGCTGGGACATAGGCCTCACTAAGATTGGTTTTAGGTAAACTCTCACTTGCTACCAACCCGCCTGCAATAGACATATACTATCTCCGATAAAAGTTAGCCGGAGCCGAAACCCCGGCTTAATTAGCACTGAATGGTGCTTATATGCTTGCCTGTAACCAGACAATGTTTGCTGGGAACATGTACTCGACCCACCAGATTAAGGCTCCAGCAGTTGAGGTAGAACTCGCCTGAACCTGATTTAAAACAACAGGGACAACCTTTTCTTCACCATTAGAACCATACGTTGAAGAAACAGAATAGGGAGGCTTGGTTCCTAAAAGAACTCCACCACAAGAAATATCATTTGCGACACCTTCGCCCGTACTGGTTGTTGGCGCAGCAGCAGCATTAATCTTTTTACCCACAGTTGCAGAATTATATGTAGTAACCGACATGTCTAGAAACCCATTAGGGTCGGCAGTCTGTGTAGATCCTGAATCCTGATTAGTAACCGTGGCAACTCCCGTACCGACTAACCATGTGGTTGTTCCACCAGCAAATGCAGTGGTAATTATAATATTAACATCGGTAACTACCGCTCCCCAGGGGATATTAATATAGTCCCTCTCTGTAGTTCCTGTACCTGTAGAACCATGGGCAACAGTCTTATACCCGGATACCTGTACGGCCCGGGTGATTTTATTCTTAATAGAATCAGACATAAATGTCCTTTCAAATAAGGGTGAACCCCGGTCATAGACCGGGGATTATCGATTATGAAAACTTAGTAGCAGCTACTTCCAGCCGATACATCCAAAGATCCTGCAATATAATACAGGAGTAAAACGTATCCCAAGCAACCGTTCCACGCTGACCCATTGGATCGCCTGGTCCTGGTTTGGGCATTACCACCTTAGATCGAAGGCTGTCCATTCCTCCGAGTGTGGCACATCCGCCAAAATCCTGAGCAACTATAATTACAGGATAGACATCTATGTTTGTGCTATCGCTCGAAACACAGTTTGCAACACCATTTGTGTCCCCTGCAGCCTTGAAAGAGGTTGCCTGGGTCGTGGTGATAAACCTTACTCCCTCGACACTTCCGATTTCACCTTCGATTGCATCGGAGGTATCCGAATACTTCTCGACAGAAACGTAGTTTGGAAGCTGTTCGATGTCCTGACGAAGGTCTGGATGGCAGATTCCAATAAACGATTCACGGATCGGTTCGGTTGCGATCCCAACAGAAGCACGTAACTTGTTCCGCATCTTCTTGGCATCGTTCGTCTCGAGCGACCGGATTGCAGTCTGAATGGCTGCATTCGTTTGTGTCCCAGTAGCCGGGCTATTGAGGGTAGGTGTTACACTACCTATCGACATGTCTACATCGGTACGAGCACTAGCTGATGTTCCAATATATCTAACCGATGTTCCCGCACGGAAAACCTTGTATGCTAGAAAATCGAGAGTCTCACCAGCCTGCTGGGCCTGTCTCTCGGTAATAACCTTGAGAACCGGGTCATGTGAAGCCGCAAGCATCACATCGGTAGTATTCACATAGCTACCGTACTGTTTGAGCGTATGCATCAAGGTTGTATGCTCGAGACTTGTGAAGTCCGGCGTTACACCTTCAGCAATAGGCGTGTCAGTAATCGGGAAACGCTCATATCTGCGGTGTCTGATCTCAAGACCCTGCTTCTGAGGCTTCGTTTCTTTTTGTGCAAACTTTGCAAAAGTCTGCAGACGCTTCGCAATCGGAAGCATTCGTTTTTGAATAGTGAACGCATCATTTGCGCTCAGGTCACCATAAGCTTGTCCGGTTAATGTCCCGGTTGCTCCATAGGCTGCCATAGGTCAACTCCTTTAAAAAAATTAATCATCGGGTATAGAATCCCACAGCTCTTCAGCCGACATACTATCAGGATTCTTGGTCATTCTAGGGGCAGAATTTTTAACTAAACTCGAGGCCGCTCTTCTTCGAGATTCTTTACGTTGAGGTTTAACCTTTTCAGTAGGCTCCGCATCCGGCTCTGTTCTCCACCCTTTTCCTTCATCCGTCTGCAGATAAAGGTTCATAACGGAAGCATGATCCCTGGCATCTACGCTCTCGGTCATCATCTTTGTCATAGCGGGGCTTGCCAGTACAAAAGACTGAAAATCGGAATCTCTATCCAGGTCCCTGTAGTAGTCTCCAACATTGTCAATCATGTGACTATCATGCCGGGCTAAAAAGTCCTGGTACTCCCGATCCTTGACACTCCTTTCGAGCGTCTCAATCTTCTGGGACACATCCGTGCCCTTACCTGCCTTCGCTACTTCCGCCTGGGCGATCTTAGTAAAAGTCTTTGTCAACTCACTAAACTCGTCCATGGTCTGCCGGTCATCTTCGTCGAAGAATTCCTCCGATCCCGGCATGGGTGGCCTTTTCTCGGGTTCCTTTACAGGTCTCCTCGAGAATTCATCCATCTGCCTTTGCATCTCCAGGTTCTGTACCCTTAGCTCCTGAAACTGCTCACGCTGCCTTGCGCTGTCCTCGTTTCGCTTGTGAAACTCTTTCTCTAGGTCCTTGTACCGTTTCTCATAATCATGAGTGGTATCGTCTTCCGGCTCAGGCTCTTCCTGGTCCTCATCCTCTTCTTCCTCTGGTTCTTCGGGTTCATTGGAAGTTTCAGTTTCACCATCCTCAGCATCTTCCCAGAGCTGCTCTTCTTCGGTCAGTTCCTCCGTACCAGTTTCTTCGGACTGGGGAGTAACCTCCGTTACCTCTCCTTCTGCCATTTTTTCCTTATAACACTTTCGATGTCCCGTTAAACGGATCTAAGGTGTTGACCCCTGGGCTATCCCGTGGAGGTCGGACTGGTTAACGCCCGGTTCGGATACTCCAGTATCTCTTCCCAGGCCTGTATCCGGCCCATGCGAACATTGTGCTTCGCAGTAGACTCGGTGTCGTGAAGTGGAGTTCTAGTTACGATCTCCATCTCACTTTCTAATCGTGAATAAAACAGTTCTTTCAACTGTTTCCAACCAGGGTGATCATTGAGTAATGCAATTGTCTGCACATCAGTTGATCGTATCTGGCGCATTTTCTCTCATCTCCTGTCGTCTTATCTGCTCTGCGGACGGACCCCCTCGAAGTCTATCTCCCGCTTCCTGTTCTCTTTGAGCAGTAATTCTGTCTACAATTTCCTGATCCCTCTGGTTGGCCATTTCCTGTTCCTGCTGGGCCTGTTGCTCCTGCTGTGCCTGCTGTTGAGCCGCCTGCTGCTGCTGCATCATCATCTGCTGTTGCTGGGCCTGCTGCTCCGCCTGCATCTGAGCCTGCTGTTCCTTCTCCTGTTGCTCCTTTAAAAGTATAGAACTATTTGCTAGGTTTGCCGGGTGCAAGACATTTCCTTGTTTAATCAGCTCCAACCTCTCACGAGTCTCAAGCTCCCTCTGATCATCACTGATTGCCTGCTTCTCATCCAGCATCGCCTTCAACTGCTCCTTTACTATGTCAGCCTGCGACTCTGCCTCTATCTTGGCAACCTCCACCTGCTGAACCATCTGCTGCTGTTGCATTGCAGCCTGTTGCTCTGCCTGTTGTTGTGCCTGCTGACTCTGCTGCATCTCCTGAGCCACCTGCTCGTCTGTTTTTAACATATTATCCGGGTCCAGATTAAACGCCCTCAACAATGGCCTGGTAAACGCCTCATGCTTTATATATGCCTGAAACTGTGGCAACGAACCCGCCACCTGCAGGAATTGGATCAACTGGGAGTTATGGACCTCCTTTGCCACATACTGCTCGTACCCCGTTGAAATAGCCTCGTAGTCCCCCTTGATCGTATTGTCAGGGGAGTCGACCATCAACCAACGGTATATAGCCTGTATGTTCTGTGTGATCATATTACTGACCGACCTCACAACATCGGCAGTCTGACGGTTTGCATTGGAATTTAAAATAGACATCCCCGTGGCCGTCTTCGTCTGACTCGGGCTCATATCACCATACCCTATTGCCGTCTGACCACTGTCCAGATCCGCCTCACGCTCCAACTGCTGTATCAGTGACAGCAACC